CCGAAGAAGCCCTCGCCCATAGGCGAAATTGTGTTGTTACACGACAACGCGCTATGGTGCCGTCTCTGACTTTCTAACAAATCTTCGTTAGAAAGATTTTAGTCTCCGACGTAAGTCGGCACCCACTTCCTGACTATCCGGCTATTATACCGGATGGACGAATACTCAAGATGGTCTTTAGTTCTACTAACAAGTGGAACTAGGTGGCCAATAGGATCTTCGAGAACCCCTATTCGGGGATTCAAGAAGAACTTGAGTAACGCAGCATAGCCGTCTAACCTATCCCGCCTTTTCAGCGGTGTTAGTGCAAGAGCTTGAGTTTCAAGCCGATGCAAGCGATGATTCCATCGAGATGAAGTCATTGCGTCAAGACGAGAATGCCATCCTAGGACACCTGAATTGCGACTTACAAGTGGGAGACGCTTCCTAATGCGCTCTTCTACTTCGTTTTGCAAGCAGGCGCTAGTGGAGTATAAACAAGACATCCATAACTGGTTGCTTGTAGATACAAGACTAGCTATAGTCTCAGGGTCTCGGGAAGGTAGATCTGGGCGGTGACGTACATACAGGGGAGTCACGTCGACTCCTCGGAATGCATCGACACCACAGCTTTCTTTGAAGCTTCCTTCTAGAAAGCTCTTGTTACGATTGGCTTTTAAACCAAACGCTTCAAGCCAGGCAACACACTGAAGAGCATGTCGCTTACTGACGATGATATCATCGCCAAATACGCGAACATGCCTACTAGCACGCTTTACTGCCCAATACGACGGGTATTTACCCGCGTAATCAGTATTTGTTATCGCGGCGATGCAAATCATCGCGAAACAAATAGACTGAACTGGGAAAGTAAGAGCGTTACCCATCCCGGCAAACTTCTTCATAGACCATGGCGGATTATCATCCGACTGGATCAATGGAGATCGAGCATCCATCATTCTATCTAAAAAGGTAGAATGGCGTCTGAATACGGTCTTCACTAGCTTTACGCTAAGAAGATCGGAGGCAGACTTCAAGTCGATGGTTGCCCAGTTGTCGAGAAGGGAGCCTTCCAAAGCAAGATTTTGATTCAAGCTTTGGTCGGTAAGTGCTAGACTATTACTGAGTATCGCGCATCGAGATATACTATCTCTTAACGCGATGTTGAGGCCCTGCTGTAGAAATTGATTAACAGCAGGTTCAACAGTAATTGTCCTTCTTGATGTCGAGTTCTTCGGCACCGAGATTAGTCTAGCAGTGCTAGTAGAGGCTCTGGTATCGAAGGTAAGTTCACAATCAGCGACGTTGAATGGCTCTCGGTCCTCCAAAGAAGTTAGGAGAACCTCAAAGTCATCAAAGCCGTAGTCGTGAAGGTCAAAGCTATTATTCCTTATAGCATCGACCAAGTGTAACCACTTCTGGTTACCCTTTAATCCTTCGACAACAGCACCAGGCCCATGTTTGTACTTACGGCTTTTCAAAGACTCGGAATTGAGATCTTTGAGTATGTAAGAACAAACAATTCCAAGGTAATGGTCCATCGTTGGGTCAGTAATATGATCCGCCAATGAAGCATCACACTGGAAAAAACCTTCCTTAGCTTCGATATCCAACTGAATGTTGGTCTCGTCGCCGAGTTGGGTTTTCTTAAAGAGGAGAAGCACCTGACGAAGGAGCTTCGTAATGCGAATATTCGCATTCTCTTTAAGTAGGCCTGTGAGCGGTTCGAAAACTTCACAGAACATACCCTGAAAAAGTTCAGGGATTGCTCTCCCACGGGATTTAAACCCCATGGGACAGGTGAACTGTCCAGATGCAAGTCCCCTATCAAGGGCCGCACATAAGGACGGTAAGGCTATGGCTAGGAAACCATAACCTTCATTTTCGAACCTCTTCTTGATCGTAACTAAGTCACGATCAAGGCCTTTCACTTCAGGCTCAAGTCGGTGGATGTCCATCCACAGACTGTCGAGGAGCACAATCGGACTTTTCATAGTTTCCTCCTTGAGGTAGACTATTCCGAGTTCCGAGCTCCAAACCATCGGCCGTATTTGGCCGCTGCTCAGCACCCAAAGAAATTGGGTCGCCAGCCGATCTCGAACATCCAGCCGCTAAAACCGCCAACATGGCGAGGATAGCAGTGAAAAATAGAGAACGGATAACGAAAGCAACGAACAAGTCAGCACGGTAAGAAGACCCAACACGTTCCACAACGGAAGTGTTTTCAAGTTTTCTTCTCATGACTGAAATGTAAGAAGCTTCGCTGTCGTAACTTCAGAATCGTCACGAAAATCCGTGAGAGCCTTTGCCAACGCAATAATATCAGCGTCGGTAAAGCCGAACGGAGATCGTGCGATACTGATAGAACAAGAGCTAGAAACGCTCTTGGTCAGACCGGAGTAAGGGTCCGTGGCATTCTTCGTCTGCGTCATTTTGACGTAGTGACGATTGCCGGTCTTACCCTTTGTGTGATTGATGATAACGGTATAACCGTTACCACCAGTATCCACACGCTCTGAGCCATAACCATCCGACCTCACCGTCGCAAAGACGAGAGACGGAGTGGGACTGGCTGCAGCGATAGTTACGGGATCTGGTAGCATGGAAGACTCCTTGTTGCAATATGAATAGTGCCTAGCCACCGGTATGGCGGCTACGCTTAAAAGAGGCTTTCTGCGAAAGCAGAGCGCCTAATATGGACTGCTGATACGTTGACAGTGTCGTCGGATCAGAAGTCTTGTTCACATCAAGCACCGTTGAGAGGTCCTTGCGTAATTGCAAGTTAAACTCCAAAATCGAGGTGTGGTCATTAGTGGTATTAATATCACTATGACTAGCCACGAAGTCAAGGGAGTAATCTCTCGTCGATGTAGTCTTCGACTTAAAGTGTGTGGTCAATTTGCCAGTCGTAACGGCTGTCAAAAAGCCCCAGTTGATAAGTGAACTGTCGTGGTTAATTTCGTCTAAAACTTCGACGTAATTACCAAAGCCAGTAAACCAATCAACCAGCCACGTCCACGGAGTCAAATTATAGATATCCGTGATACGAGGATACACTCCCAACTTTTCAGCCATTTTTTGATAGCGAAAAGTAGGAACATCTAGTGGTGGCATTCGGAACGTCGTATTTATAACCATACGAAGTTCGGTCTCTCTGTCTATTCTAGACGAGACAGACTTTTCGAAGTCATGCCAAAAATAGGTGTCATAGTCGAAACCAGGGACGTCCATACTGCCAGAAACGAACTTTCGTTTCGAGCGGTAAGTTGTTGGTTGTCCACTACGGGCTAGTAGCAGGTTTAACTGTTTACTAACCTTTTGTGGTGCATTCAACAAGTCCATTACGTCCTTATAGGTTTGCTTCCACCCAAAATGGTATGATAAGTACTCATTTGGGATGTCCTTAATGGATGTCTTCAAGTTCATCACGAACTTGCGTACATCCTTCGGGATTGATTTAATGGAAGCATCCAGTTGCGCGAGGTGCTTGATACTATCCCTTAATGAGTGGATAGATCGAGGAGTATCACGCAGCTCAACGAGATTCCTAAAGAAAGAAGTCGTGCGATGTTGGGGGTTCGCACCCTTATACATCTCAAGTACGTGATTCTGCATTAAAGCAGAGATCACATTTCTTTCTGAAGCAATCAAGTTGTCAAAGGTCGACCTGGACAACGTTGCGGCGGTAGGGTAATACCTCATCGTCTCTGTGGTTATAGTCTCGTTCTTAACGGGATTTGGCCAAACAGAGTTTTCGAAGATGGTATACTCTTGAGCGATATAAGTCGTAAGGGTCGTCTGTCGGGGCAGTGATACAATAGAGGTTTTGACCTTGTCAAACTCTCCTACATCACTACCGAACAAACGAGTACGCTTAGTCGTGTCAATAGAAGCGTTCGGAAGAACAGCCTGTCGATTTAACTCGGCAGTTTGATCTCTCTGAACAGTCACCGGGTCGTTTTGTTGAGGACCGTACTGACCTGGCAGGTTCATCCAATTTGTAATTGGATGCTGGCCTGTTGAGACAGCACGTAAAGTGAAATGGCGAATGTCTAAGACAGACGCCGTTGCACGATACCTCGTACGATTTGGTGGTGTTACAACACCAACGGAAAGCTTGAACGATGATAAGGGATCAAAGGCAATTGCCAATGATTTTATCAACGTACCAGGAATCCACTGGTAGATGAAACCTTCTAAACCGGTCGCAGATTTTACACGTTTAAGATACCGATACTCATATAATTTATGAGGATCATATCCCACTGGCAATCCCCGAGTATCAACTTGGGTTTCACTTGTGAGATTTATCGGCATCTGCGTGTCCTCTACTGATGTGAAAGGCAGACCTTGACCATAAGCCAGTCAAGATCATGAGTGGACTTTCCACTCAGTGGACCCCGTGAGGGG